GCAAAAGTCCCTGATTGAATAGAAACATTATCAAAAGTATTTGTTCCACTTGTTTGAGTAGTTTGAATAGCAAAAAGTCCTCCTAAAGCATCAGTAAGCTCAAAGTTTGCCTCTCCACTTTCAGTAAGCAAAGTAATTAAACCTGAATCACTTAAATTCATATACGATACACTAACATTAGTATCATTAGAAGAAAAAGAGGCTCTATATTGTCCTTTTGGTAATGTTCTATATACATTAGAAGCAGATCCTGAAGCTGTAAATTGCTTTGCACTATCCTTAGATGCATTATTTACAAGCCATACACCAGCAGTAATATCTACAGGCTCTTCTATCCATTCTTCTCCCATAAAGCCTGAAGCTACTGTAGGAGTAACTGAATTATCAAATTGCACCTCTTTAAGAAGAGAATAATTTTCTACATAAGGGACTCCTGTTTTAGTAAGAATATTAGAATATTTAACATTATTAAAATCTATAGTAGTAGCATATAAACTCCTATTCTGAACTATGTTAATTTTACCATCTGCCTGAAACATTTTTAATCCTAATGACTTTAAAGTATCTCTAAAAGCTCTAGCTGGATAATATTTTCCATTTTCATTAGAAGAGCCTACAAAAGCTTTTTGATCTACAGCTAATAAGGCTAATATATTATTATCAGTCCCAAACCCTAAAATATTATTAGGCTTCCATCTATTATTAAATCTATATAATAATTCATCTTCTCCTAATGGAAAACAATCAGCTAAATAATTATTAGTTTTTATATTGCTATTCTCTGTGTACATTCTAGCAGTATAATCAGAAACAGCCATTCTAGATAAATCATCTATATTTTCATAATCTTTTCTATTGATTGCATCTCCTAGATAATCATTAGCTTTTAAAGTTACTGAATAAGGAAAATAATCATTTTCTAAAGAATCAAAACCAGCCTCCAAGCCTCCCCACCAAAATACAACAAAGTTTCTTTTTACTACTACAAACCAATCTTCTGAATCAGAATTTAAAATATTATTTAATATTAATTCATCTATAGTAGAAGTTGCAGAAGTAGCTATATAATTAAATGAAAGTTCTGAAGGCATTAATACATTTTGCCTATTATCATCTCCTTTATATGATAAATTAAATCCTCCTTTTCCTGTGGTAAAAGTTTGACCTGTTAAAGCAAAAGTTTTACCCCATATCTCTATATCATATCTATTCCCTCTATCAGAATAAAAAGTATTTGTAGTAACTTTATTAGCCATTTTATCCTAGTGTATTTCTGTGTCTCATAGCTCTGTCAAAGACTATGATTAAATCTTCTCCTGAAATTCTTACATCAGGAATCCCCATAGTAGCTGTCTGTGAAGCTGATTGAATATTAGCATTCCCTGAAGGAATTACAAGCTCTGCCCCATGTTCTCCTACTAAATATGGCTTCCCTCCTGTCATTGAGCCTCCTGTAGCCATACTTGAAATTCCTAATCCAGCCATAATTAAAGATCCAAAACCTAAAGTAGGTGCCCCTACAGCAGCACTAACAAGTGTAGTAGCAGCAGCAAAAAGAGTAGCTTTAAGAATCATTTTACCTATATCAATTAAAAATTGCTTTCCTATTTGAGTAAATTTTTCTCCAAAACTAAGTAAAGCTCCTTCAGAATCTTTAATTCTATCAAATAAATCTACAAAGCTATTAGCAAAAATATTAGCTAAATTATCAACAAGATTAGATACATTAATTAATTCAGTTTTAATAGGCTCAAAACCAGCATTAAAATCTATTCCCACCCATTCACCATAAGATTTACCTAATGAAGCTACTGAATTACCTAATTCATCAGTAGCTATAATAGTAGTATTTAATCCTTTATTAAAATCTTCTTCTGCTTTTGTAGTATTTTTTAAAGTTGTATCTATTTCTACTAATTGAAATTTTAAATCTTTTACTTTTTGAGTAGCCTCTTGCGCTCTCATCATAGATTCAAAAATTCCAGCTTCACCAGCTAAATCTGAGAGACTTTCTTCTGAATTTAATAAATCTTCATTTAGTTTTATTTGTTCTTTAATAGAATCTCTTTTAGCTAATAATTCATCTCTTATAAGCTGAAAATTATTTTTTCCTGTAGTTTCTAATTCTAAATTTATTTCTTTTAATCTCTTTGTAATATCTTTTACAGGAGCTGTAGTTCCTTTTAAAGAGTTTGTAAATCTATTGGCTCTAACACTAGATATTAAAAAGCCTGCAGCTATAGAAAATAAAGCTCCAGCTAAAGCTAAATAAGGATTAGTCACAAGCCATTTACCTAACTTTTTTAAATTTCCTAATAATTTTATAGTAGCTTTAGAAGTACTCATTAAAGCTCCTCCTATAGAACTTATAGCAGTAACTAAAGAAGATAAAACTAATAAAGCTGGGCCTATAGCAGCAATCCATAAACCAAATTTAATCCCTGTAGCTATTTGCTGTTTAGTTAGAGATGATAGTTTTTCTGTAATTTTTTCTAATTTTTCTTTTAATGGCTCCATCAAAGGAAGTAAAGACTTTCCTACTTCTTCTGAAAAATCCATAAAAGCATTTTTTAGCTGAGTCCAAGCTCCTGTCCCTGATTCTGCTGCTGCCTGAGCTTGACCTGAAAACATAGTAGATAAAGATCCTACTGCTGAATCTAGCCTCTCTGTACTTCCTACAGCTCCCTCAATCGTAATACCATATCTAGATAAAGCATTAGTAGAACTTCCTACAGACTTAGCTACTAAATCTGCTGCTGCAGTAAGATTCATTCCTTTAGCAGTTGCCATATCTTGAACTAAAGGAATCAGCCTCTTAATAGCTTCCTCTTCTAGTCCCATAGTAGCTAACATAGTTTGAGCTGCTATAGTCTCCTCATCTCCAAATAAAGTAATTTTCTGAAGTTCTTTAGCTTGTTCTGTAAGAGATTTGAAAGCCTGTTCATTATCCGCTAAAGCTGTATTTAAGGCTGCTTCTGCTTTTGCTTGTGTATCAAAAGCCTTAATAGACATAGCAGCAAATCCAGCTAAAGGAAGAGTTAAAGACCTAGTAAATGACCTACCTAGTTTCTCAGTACTTCTAGAAAATTTTCTCATGGATCTCTGAGCCTTTTTTAAGCCCTTTTCTAATCCCTGTATTTTAGCTCCTACTAATACATTAAGTCTAGAGTTCATCTAAAATTTTTTTAATTTGTTTTGTAAATTTTTTATTTCTTCAGGAGTAAGTTTTTTCTTATTTTCTTTTTCCCATTCAAACTCTATTAGGTCTTTCTGCTTTAATCTATTCTTTTTCTCCATCTGTATATTTAGAAGAAGAGTAGTCTGCCATCTACATCTAATCCATTCAGACCTCTCTATAGTTTCCTGATTCTTATAATAACCCTTTAAAGCATTATCATACTGTCTGAATGTTAAATCATCTAAGGCTTCAGGCGTTAATTTTAATACTCCTAATCCTTGCTGATCTATTGTATCAAAAGTAATAGGCTCAGAAGAATTATCTTCCCCTGAGCCTTCTTTTACTTTCCCTCAGAAAAAGGCATTGTATCGGAAAAAACTCCCATAACTTTTTCAAGTCCTCCCTCTGTATCATCTATTAAATCACATACAGCATCTATATCTAAAGAAAATTTCTTTTTAGCTTTTCTATGTCCTTCTTTAAAGGCTATGAATATCATAGTCATTAAATCATCTAAAGTCAATTCTTCCATCATTTTACCATTGCTAAACTTAGCTATAGGAATCTTTGCCTCAGATGAGAACTTTCTTAAAGTACCTATTCCAAAATGAATAGGAAAATCTTTTTCATTTAAATTTACTGTAGTCATATTATAGATTAATTAGTTGCTTCTGTTATTGCTCCTGTAAGTTCTAAAGTTATTGAACAAGTAGTATTATCTTCTGTAGGAGCTGAAGCCTCTAAAGAAGTTATATAACAAGCAGCAGTATAATACTTATCTCCTGAAACTCCTGTGTTAAATTTAACAAAAATTTTAGCTCTAGTATTCCAAAAAGTCCATAAATTATCAAACCCAAATACAGCTGCTGGACTAGCTGCCCCATCTCTTTCAGCATATAGGAAATTACCTGACATACTTCCTGATCTAGTTGATTCTAGTAGCTCTCTAAATCCTGAAGAATCTTTATTAGTTATATCTCTAGTTTCCATTGCTAGAGAAAGACTTGCATCAGTACTAAAGGCTATTAGTGTATAAGTTCCTCCTACAGCATCAGCTATATAAAGACCTATATCAGTTCCATTAATTACATTATTAGTTGCCATTTTCTTTTACTTTTTTCTTTTTTGTTTTTATTACTTTTTTCACTTCCTCATAAGATGCTACACCATCTGCTACTAATCTTTTAGCTGTTTGAAAGCATACATTAGCACAGTCTCCCACCTCCATAGTTTTCCACATCTTATAATACTTTTGTTTAAAATATATTTTCATTGTTTTACTCTTATTTTATATAACTGCTCTACAACAAAGATTCCACTTTGTCCCTCATGAACATTCTGTATAAAGTTGTCATCCTCATCAATAAAGTAAATATTATCTACATTAACTGAAGAATTAACCCCTGAAAAATTATCTAAGGCAGTTCTAACTAGAGTAGATAATTCTTGACTTTGAGCATAGCTATCATTTAAGACAGTAACTGATACCTGAAACACATCTACAGGAGAAGTCTGTCCTTTTACTAAAGTAGGCTCTGTATTATTTATTTCATATAATATAGAAGGAGTAACTGTTTCAGGGAGAGTCTTTGATGGATCAGGAAAAATTATAGGCAATACTCTAGGACTTCCCCCTCCATTATTAGTAAAGAAAGTTTGTACTCCTGAATCATTAATAAGTATGTTATTTATTACCTTACCTACTGCCATGATATTTACCTACTAATTCAAATTTTTCAATTAATAACTTTTCCATAGTTCTTAAAGCTCTATCTTTTCCAGCCACTAAACCTCTTTGTATAGGTCTTTGAGCTGAAAAATGAGTAGTTCCTTGTTCTAAAAATCTTACATACCAACCATCAAATCTAGGATTTTTATTATTTCTTTTTGTCATCGGCCCAACAGTTACATCAGAATATTTTCTATTTAATCTAGACTGAAATACTTTTACTGATTTCTTAGCTGTTCCTACAGGCTGATATGTAGTTACTATACCCATTCCTTTAGGAGCTTTCATCTTTCCAAATAATTTAGGAGTAGAATATCTTCCTGTTACTCCTAGAGGAGTTTTTCTTTTAGGTATTCTATTTTTTATCTCTTTCTGTATTATCTTCCCTCCTTGTTTTGCTATTTTAGTTCTAAACTGTTTATATTTTTGCTTAGTCATTACTCCAGCTACTTCCTTCATTAACTTTTCTAGATTAATTATCTGAGTCTGATCTACTTTTATAGACCATTGATCTTTACCAAAGTTAGCTGTTGCCATTAATATCTTCCTTTACAATATATTTCAACAAATTCTCTATTTCTAAAACCTATAGGCTTAACTTCTGTTATATAATAATAACTAAAAACATTAGTAGAAGCTATATTATAAATCTTAAATCTAAATAAAAATGTCTCATTACCACTTAATAAAGTACTTTTAAAATCATCATAATGACCAGTCAATTTTATTTTTTGTAATCTTTGCTCTACATCATTTTTTACATTAGAAGAGCCTGAAAGATAATCTATTTTAACCCATCTACTTCCTGTAGTAATCCATGAATTTGTGCTTTCTCCATAATCATTAGCTACACTTAAATTACCTAACTCTAAAGTTACTTCATCAGAAAATAACCCAGCCTGTATTTTTTCCTCAGCCATTACAATACATTTAATCTATAAGGATTAAGTAAATACTCAGAAAGAGTAGGCATCTTATAAACCATATCAGTTCTATTAAGATATAAAGTACCTATAATAATAAGCATAGCCTGTCTCATTACTTCAGGAACTGTAGTTGCTGCATCATATCCACAAGTAAATCTAATTTGTACTGCATCCATTCTAGGATAAGTATCAGGATAACTAAAATTCTTTGAAGGAATAATTGTAGAAATTACAGGAGACTGATCTGAAGAATCTTCTACTCCTAAAGAAGTTTCATAATTAGTATCAGTTACTGTCTGTAATGAGTTACTAGAATCATAATATTTAACATGATTAATTCTAGAAATAGGACTTCTATTAATATTAATCCTATTCATAAAATAAGGTAAATGTAAATCTATAGTCTGTGTAATTATAGTTTGTGAAGTATAATTCTGCACCATCTCAGTAGCTACATCAATAAGATTATCTAAATAAGTATTTTCTGAAGTAGTAGAAATTTTTAGATGATTTCTAACTTCTGTAACAGTCAAAGCTTTAGCAGTAGGAGCTGTAGTCATAATATATCTCCCTAGTTGAGGAGAAGTCTGAGAACTCATTGGAACTCCTGTAGCATAAGACACATAATTATAAGACATATAAAAAAAAGGTAAAAGAGAAGGAGTTTCCTCCCTCTCTTAATTATTAATCAAATTTATGAAGTAATTTTATTAGCTATTACTGTTGGAGTAGTTGCTACACCATCAAATAAAGAATTAGCTACAATTCTTCCAAGCCCCGCTCCAGCTAAACTGAATGGATCAAAAATGAGGTCTAAACTTCCAAATACACCAATATGTACACGACTAGCATCTATGAAGAGTACTTGATCTGCTGCAGCTCCTCCATGACCAACATTAGAAGAAACATAGTAATTATAACCATTACAAGTCTTAGCAATAGGATCTACTAAAGGAGATACTGAAGATACAGCAGCTAAACCTTTTGCAGTAGCTAAAGCAGCAGCATTAAATAAGAATACCATTCGAGCTATAGCTGGATTTACACCAGCACCAATTAAGTTGCCTTCCATTGTGTAAGCTATTGCAGCAGTTAAAGCATCTCCTGTAATATCAGCAGCATCATTAAAAATAGAATCAGGGCCGCCAGTAGTAGTAGCTCCAGCTTGTAATAATGATTTTTCTAAAGTAGCTATCTGAGAAGCTGCCATATTTCTACGGAATGCAGCTTCTGCTCCTGTATTTTGAGTAAGTAATTCAGAAGTCATATTAACTACAGAAATTAATTTCTTAGGTTCTAAAGCTACAGAAGTTAAATCTCCAATAGCTTCTACTTCAGTTACATTAGAAGTAGATTCTGCTACCCATGAAGAAGCTACATTTTGAACAATTGGCATTTTTCTATCACCTGTCATCCCTGTGTAAATATTTGCTCCAGCTTCTCTAAGAACTGAATTAGCAAATAATTGATCTGTATAAGATCCTACCTCAACAGGAGGAACTGCTATAGCATTAGCATCAGCTCTCTGCTGTAATACTGACATAGGAATAGCCACACCTCTTAATAAACGATTAGGCTCTTGTAATCTACTTTCCTGATCCATTTCTTTAACAAGTCCATCCATGCGACCTGTATAAGCAGCTTTCACAGCATCAGTAAAACGATACTCAGAAACTTCTTTAGAAACTTTAGGAGTTAAATCTACTCCTGAAGTAGCAGCCATTGAAGCATTTAAAGACTCTAATTTTTCTGCTCTCTCAATGTTTGTATTGATAGAGTCAATCTTTGCAGATAGTGAGTCAAATTCTACTGTCTCATCTGCTGTTAGCTCACGAGTTTCAGTCTCTGCTAACTTTACCATTGTAGAAAGTTTTTCCATTTCTGAAGCTCTTTCTTCTTTTAGTTTTACGCTGTTCATTTTGTTTTCTTTTTTAATAAAATGTATTTTAATTTTCGATAATAACTCTGAGGAGTTTTCTTTTCCTCATCTTTTTCCTCAATTTTTTCAGCAGTTAAGGATTCTACTTTTTCTAATGACCTTGCAGAGACTGTAGCAGATGAGTAAGCTGGATTTGTTACAGCAGAAACATCATATA